CTTTTGCATATCCTCTTTTGATATATCTTTCGCAGCCGAGAATAGAAGTCTAGCATTCGGCCGAGTGCGTAACATTTCAGCATATTCGGCCGTTTCTTTGTCTACATAGTATCCATTTTGTTTTGTTGATAGTTCTCCTTTCTGTACGCTTGAAGATTGCTCTCCGGTGAGCGTTGCAAGAGGTACACCGAAATAGTCAGCTATTTTCTTTAATTTGTCTATCTTCGGAGTATATTCGCCCTTTTTCCATGCAGCAAGTGTCGAGCGTGAAACACCTGTTTCTTTTGCGACCTTGTAAGCGGTCAATCCGCTTGTTTGTAGTAATTCATTAAATTTTTCGTACATTTTTCTGTCCTAGTTTATAGAATAGTTAAGAAAGTTTTACGAAAAGTTTACTAGATACGTTCAGATTTCTGTGTTACAATACAGCCATAAGGACGTTAAGAAAACTTGACGTAAGCAAAATTAATTAATAAAACTTAACTAAATTATAGCAAAAGGAAAGGGGTGAATCAATGGAGTACACCAAAATTGAAGGTTTGATGAAAGCCAAAAACATCACAGCATATAGAATGTGCAAGGATTTGAACATCAGCACACCATCTGTTACTGCTTGGAAAAAAGGCGATTACAAACCAAGTTTAAGCAACTTGAAAAAAATTGCAGACTACTTCAACGTGCCAATTGATTATTTCTTGTAATTAAGAAAGGAAACCACACAATGAACATAATTCCTGTAAATGTAAGTAAAAATGACGAGCAATATGTAAGTGGTAGAGATTTGCATATGTTCTTAGAAATTAATACTCCATACTCTAAATGGTTTAACAGAATGTGTGAGTATGGTTTCGTTGAAAATGTCGACTATTTGACGGTGGACAAAAAAGTCCTCCGTGAAGATGGAAGAGTTATGCCGCAAACACAGTTTGAACACAGCCTAACAATCGAGATGGCTAAACAGTTGTGTATGTTAGCTAGAAACGAAAAAGGTCGAGAGGCTAGGGAATACTTCATCCAAGTCGAACGTGAGTGGAACTCACCGGAGAAGGTGATGGGGAGAGCCTTGAAAATCGCCAATATGGTGATTAATGAGCAAAAGGTGTTGATTGCAGCACAGGAGCAACAAATCTCCGAGTTCAAGCCAATCAGAGATTATGTCGATGAAATCCTAAGCAGCACGAGTGCTTTGACAATCACGCAGATTGCTGCTGATTACGATATCACAGCAAGAGCATTGAATAAAATCCTCGAAGAAGAGAAGATTCAACGCAGCGTGGGTGGTCAATGGATTCTATATAAGAATCAAATGGGTAAAGGTTACACCAAAAGTGAAACATTTACATTCACACGTTCAGATGGTCGATTGGATTCTAAAATCACCACAAAGTGGACTCAAAAAGGCAGATTAATGATCCACGAAATCATGAAAAGCCGAGGCATTGATGCGGTGTGCAAGGATATCGCATGAACCTATTAATAGATGCAATATATGAGTTTTATAAAAATCCTCAGAATCTAGCTGATTTCGAGGAATGGAAAGAGAGGGAAAATGAGGATTCACAGATTGAGAGCAGCGGAGAAACGTGCAAAACGAAGAGCGCTGCGCAATAACGAACCAAGCACATTTGAAATGCTAGTATTCACAGCATTCACGCTGTTTTTATTCTTCGGTATTTCATATTGGTGGGTTACAGGGGAATATCTATGGTAGATAAAGTTATCAATATATTGGCAGCCACAATATTCACCATCACAATGGCTGTTGCTGTTATTAATTTGATGATATTCATCACAAAATAAAAAAAGTGCCATTTCTCAAAGGAGAAATAGCACTCAGCCTTCTTGCGAATTACAAGAAAGGCAACCACACACCTATATTTTAAGTCATTCAATATGAATTGTAAAGAAAGGAAACCACACACATGGAAATGACTGATGTTCAAGTAGTAAAAAATGTAGAGCCTCAAATTATTCAATCTGTAGGCAGAGCGGTATGGAACAATGCCGAAATCTCCAAATATTTAGAGGAGAAACTAGAAAAATATAACGGTCTTGTGGTAACGCAAGATAATTTAAAAGAAATGAAGGGTGTCCTTCGTGAGATTGTAAGTGTTCGCACACATTTGCAGCGATTTGGCACCGAGCAAAAACGATTATTGAAAGAGCCTTACAACGTATTCGCAGCAGAACTTGAACAGGTGCTTGCTGTAGTCAGCCGAGTAGAGGCACCAATCTCCAATCAGATTCAAGAGTTCGAGAATATCGAAACCGAAAAACGCAAAGAATTAGTGATGAATATGATTCGAGATAAATTCGAGGTACTTGGTATTCGTGAGGAATATCGAAATCGGTTTGTGGCTGATCCAAAGTGGTGGCAAAACAAAACCGCCAAAATCGATGCCACAGCAAGTGCCATTGATTCCGCAATGAATGACCTTTTAGCACAGCAAAATAACGATGATGAACTCGCAAAAATGAGAGCAGAGAAGGAAGAAATGGTCAAATTAAAGATTGATTTATTCAACTCACAATATGAATTGAATACACCAATCACATTTGATGATGTGGCTCATAAAGTCATGAATGTTTCTATCTCTGAATTAGATGGATATCTCGCTGATGAGTTTGATAAACGATTAGAGATTGAGATGCAAGCTGCTAAGGCCCACACAGTCGATGTTGATAAGGTGGAACCTGTAGCGATAGAACTTCCGCTCCCACAACAACCTATGAAATTTGAGGAAGCCGAAGAAACTATCCGCACAACATATGTGCTAAAAGCAACTGAATCTCAACGAAAAATCATCGAAGATACTTTGAATAAAATCGGTGTGGAATGGAGCAGAATCTAATGAAACATAGTGAATCACTTATTGAAATCTCAAAGGCATTGGCTAAGTTCCAAGCTGATGTATCGGATCCGGAACGTAATAAAAAGAATGAGTTCCTTAAAAGCAAATATGTGACTCTTGATGCATTGCTGCAAGCGGTTCGGCCTATCTTGGCAAAGAATGGCATCTCGTTCTTACAGATTCCGGAAACCTCTGAGGGAACTGTAACTGTAACTACACGCTTGCTGCATGAAAGCGGTGAGTGGATTGAGGCAGAGCCTTTCACATTGCCATTAGTGAAGAAAGATCCGCAAGGTGTCGGCAGCGTTGTAACGTATGGCCGAAGATATAGCCTCTCTTCAATCCTCGGAGTTGCGTGGGAAGAGGATGACGATGGCAACTCCAATAATGTGTCTGAGGTTACAATTCAAGCCTTGAATGAAGTTGTTGAGTTAGCAACAGCAAAAGGCATTGAGAAATCTGATTTGGCCAAATACACAAAAGCTACCTTCAATAAGATTAGCACTCAATAAGATTTGAGCGAAATTCAACAGTTAAAGGCTTGGGTGAATAGCTACTAATGAAATGGATTACAAAGGGAATTGAAACCTTTAAATCCCCTATCGGAGTAATGGTGATGATGCCGGCTCCACGAGATAATGAACTCTCTGATATCGATAAGGATATTGAATATTCCATAGAAATCAAGAAGAAGTCAAAATCTCGCAGCTTGAATGCCAATGCATTCTGTTGGGTTCTATGCGAGAAAATCGCAAAGGAACTATCCAAGAATGGCTATATATCGAAGGTCGATGTATATAAAAGAGCCATCAGAGAATGCGGTGTGTTTGAGCGAGTGTTAGTGCTGCCAAGTGCTAAACAGAAAATCATAGATAGATGGAGTCGGAACGGATTGGGATGGTTCGCTGAGGATATGGGCGAAAGCGCCAAAATCGAAGGAACCACAGTCCTGTTCTTATATATGGGTTCCTCATCATATGACACTAAGCAGATGGCAAGGCTAATTGATAGCTTGGTTACAGAATGTAATCAGCTAGGCATAGCACTCGAAGATGGCAGCTATATCAATTCACTCCTCGATAGGTGGGAAGATGAACAGCCGAAAGAAGGCTGATGAGGCCTTATATAAAAAGACTAGACCACAGGCCATTGAACGTGATCAAGGATTGTGTGTGCTGTGCGGCGCGATGGCATCCGAAGTGCATCATATCCTGTTCCGTGGCCGAGGTGGTTTGTCGAATCTTGATAATTTAGCTTGCTTATGTAGAGAGTGCCACGAAATGGCACATGGCCCACAAGCAGCAGAAGTTATGAAAGTGTTAAAAGAAAGGATATCAAAATGAATCATGAGTTCGATGTAACAGTAAAAGCGGTGTTATTGATGCGAATCAAGGCACTTGCAAAAGAAAATGGTGCTTACCAATCTAAGCAACCCATTATCGATGAACTATATTCCATCTATTGCTTTATTTGTACTTGCTGCAATGAGGAAACTGCACCATTGAAAGATTTAATCGGAAATGACGAGGTGAAAGATGAACAATGAAGATAAGATGCTGCAACAGTTTGGAGCGGCATGGGTTACTGTGAAGGATTCCATCAAGGCGAATGCATTGAAATCAAATGGCTCACCAATCCCTTATAATCCGTTGTTTTTCGTACTAACCGAGAAACGCACAAAGGTGCCGGCTAATGATGTAAAAAGCATGATTGATTATGCTCTTCAAATTGGATATTTGAAGATGGGCAGATCTAAAGAATATGTAAAGTTCTAGGAAGGTGGAGTTAATGGCTAGACCGAAGGCGAAAGGGGTTGAATATTTCCCACTCGATGTAGGGTTTTTGAGCGACTTGAAGATACGAAAAATCATGCTTTCGCATGGTGCGGCCTCAATCGCTGTGCTGATATATATATTCGCTGCGATATATAAGGATGAAGGTTACTTCATGAGCATTAAAGATGATGAGATTTCACTCGTTGCTCTTGATACAAATCTCGATGCAGATTATGTGAAACAGGTTATCAATAGAGCGTGTGAGGTGGGATTATTCTCATTTAGAATATATGACAATTTTCGTATTCTAACATCCGAAGGTATACAAAATAGATACCTTAAAATCACGGAGCGAAGAAAATCGGTGAAAATTAATGCAGACATTAATCTAGTTAATGCAGACATAATGCATACAGAAACTAGGGTTAGTGTTGCAGAAACTAGGGTTAATGTTGCAGAAACTAGGGTTAATGTATACCAAAATGAACAAAGTAAAGTAAAGGAAATAGAAAGTAAAGTAAATAAAAGTAAAGAAAAGAGTTTCATGCAGCCTGTATTCAATAATTGGATTAATAACTTTGGTGATATCTCTTCTTATTTAATGGAAGTTTTAGAAAGTTTGGTTCTTGAATATGGAGTTGATGAAGTATTGAGTGCCTTAAAAGTAGCTAAGGACAAAGGCACAACAAATGTGAAGTATATAGAAGGGGTGTTGAAAAATCGAAAAATACAATCCTACGCAGATGATCGAAAATCTGCGAAAAAAGATGAACAAGTCGATTGGGATAAAGAATCAGCGAGGGTTCACGGAGCCACCTAAATATGAGTTCTTTCATCCAATTTATGAAAGTCCGATAGTGGTTCGTGATGAAAAATCAAGAGCCTATGACATTGCCGGCATCCCAAAACGATATGCAACCATGTCATTTGATTGGCTGCGTGAACACGGAACTTTTCCGGCAGAAAATAAAGAGGCATATGCGATTGTGAAAGCCTATGCGGATAACCTCAAACACAATCTTGATTTCGGAAAGGGATTAATCCTCAGAGGACCGGCCGGCACAGGAAAAACATCAATTGCTGTGAGTGTGCTAAAAAGAGCGATTGACATGGGCAAAGGCGGAATGATGATTTCGATGCCAAACCTCTTGGATAATATGCTCACGTTATCAAAGGGCGATAACGTGGCATTCATGAACTATGAACAAAAACTGAGAAATATTCCGCTGCTGCTACTCGATGATTTTGGAGCAGAATACTCAAAATCGGAATGGGTATCGGCGAAGGTTGAGTCTATAATCATCGACCGCTACAACCGAATGAAACCCATTGTATTGACAACGAATTACAGCGATGGTTGGACTAAAGATCATTACAGCCAACGCATTTATGACCGCCTCAGAGGTGAATATGAAGAGGCAATATTTAAAGGAGCATCCCATCGATGAGAAAAATCAAAATCAAAGAAAAAAATCACAATCTCAAAATTAAATACAAGGAAGGCGAGTGGCAAAGTGCTGAGTCAGTTGCTACAGCATTATGCGCAGCAGCCACACAGGTGATATTTGAATCAATGATTGATGATTCAGATAAGAAACAATTCTTCGATGCAATGGTGATTGGATTCACCGCAGCGAAGGCCGGTGTCGATGGCATTGAGGCACTTGATAAAGCATTCGCTAAAATCACCGGTGAGTTCGGCGAGGGGGTGGATAAACCACTCAATTGATTTAAACGCTCTATAAGGCGAGTTAATATTCTCCACGATAATTCTATCGAGGGAAATGTTAGACGAGCCTCAGCGGTTAAATTTGGGGTATAGAATTAGAAAATTAAAGCAGAAATATAGAGGTGCAATGTGGAAGTAGTAATTTATGGTTCACCAAGAACCAAAAAGAACGGAAGTCGAATCGTTAAGGTTGATAATAACATGAAACTCATACCATCAAAAGCATTTTCAAGTTATCAAAAAAAAGCGTTAGAGCAACTAAACAATCTTAACCTAGTGAAGTCCTATGATGGGCCTATCTCAATCTGTTGCCGCTACTATTTAGCAGATTGGAGAAGTTGGCCTGATCTCGTTGGATTGCTACAAGCCACAAGCGACATTCTGCAAGATGCAGCGATAATCTCAGATGATATGTGGATAGCCGACTATAATGGCTCACATATTGTTGGGTTCGACAAAGAAAACCCTCGTGTAGAGATTACTATCAATGCAGCGAGCGATGAAAGTGTATTGCAACAACTAAAGGCGAGAAGGTGCGACACCACCAACAAGCCGAAGGTGAGCAAACCAAAGAATAAAGGGATATCGAAGAAGAAACGATATCCCACCTCTATATCATATTTGGATTACAGAAAGAAGGGATTCAAGCTATGAATGAATTTCGCATTAGATACAGAGGCACACTCGATGTTGATGTTGTAGTTCGTGCCAAATCATTAGAAGAGGCACATTGCAAGGCAGAAGAAATCGAAAGAGATTTGAATGATTACATCAGCATCGATTGTCCGGAAGTCCACGATATTGAAGGGGTTGAAGAGATATATCTCAATGAAGTAGACCTCAGTCAGCGCCTCATGATAGTTGAGGATTAGAGGAAAGGAAACCACACACATGAACGAAACAGAACAATTGCGGACTAATGGGAATGGAATTGGATACATTAAGGCGGAAGCCGGAAAGAACGGAAAATTTGAGTTTGAAATTGAAATTAAAAATTGCAACTCAATTGAATGCTTATCTTTTGCCGGTAGAGTGGCCGAGGAAATTCTTAACAACATAGCACGAGGAAATAAACGAGTGGTCGATGGTTACAAAAGGGCCCTTATTGGTGCCATCGATGTGGCGGAGTTTAACAATCATGAATAAACTATCAGATCGATTTGAACGCAAAATTCCGACATTCTTGGCTCATCTCAACATATGGAATGAAACACCAATGACTGAAACGCATCTCACACCTGTAAGATACAAATTCAACAACAGAAAAGGGGATATTATTCCCTTAACCACTCGCTATTGCGTAATCTGTGGAGCGGTGTTTGATGTGCCTTATAAGTCATCCACAAAACTAACCTGTGGCAGAGCGTGTGGCAATAAGTTAGTAGCTAGAAATAGGGAGATGAAACGGAAAAATGAACAAATTTGAAATCGTAGAGGCTTATAAACATAAAGGCATTGAATTGCCGACTCGAAAAAGTGAATTGAGTGCCGGATATGATATCTGTGCAGCAGCAAGCATGGTGATAAATCCATTCGATGTGGTGCTAGTGCCTACAGGATTGAAATGCCAAATCGATAGTGATAAGTATCTCGGCTTACATATGCGCAGCAGCGTAGCAATCAACAATAAGGTTTGCCTCATTCATGGTCAAGGCATCATCGATGCAGATTATTACAACAACGAGAAGAATGAAGGGCATATTATGATTCCTCTCATCAATATGGGCAAGGTTCCATTCTATGTGAAGGAAGGCGAAAGATTGGTTCAAGGGATATTCACACCATATGGCACAACTGTAAATGATGCGGATGATATCAAGGAGTGCAGAAAAGGTGGATTCGGTAGCACAGGGAGATGACATGAAGGTTTTAGATGCTTGCTGCGGTTCTAGGATGTTTTGGTTTGATAAGGAATTTGAAGATGCGATTTTTATGGACAAAAGAACGCTAGAAACCACGCTATGTGATGGCAGAAGTTTAAACGTGAATCCGGATGTAATTGGTGATTTTCGCAATATGCCATTTGAAGATGAATCTTTTCATTTAGTTATTTTTGATCCACCGCATCTGCTCCATGCCGGAGATACATCATTCTTGAAATTAAAATATGGTGTTTTAGAAGGCGAATGGCAACAAGATATAAAACAAGGTTTGGAAGAGTGTTGGCGAGTATTAAAGACGAATGGAACTATGATATTCAAATGGAACGAAGAACAAGTTTCATTCTCGATGGTCAAAAAACTGCTACCTAGCAAGCCGATAATTGGACAACGTAGGGGCAAAACAATATGGTTGGTATTTTTCAAGGGATAGAAGGGGTTAAACAATGAAAGAATACAAAGATTTTCAAGCACACAATGGACTATGCGAACAGCACCAACGCATGGATGGCGCACAATGGAAATTTAAGTTTGATAACGGATATGGCGCATCTGTAATTACCGGTGGAATTGCTTATTGTGATGATGCACATCCTTATGAATTGGCGGTATTGCATCATGGTGAGCTTTGTTATGACACACCAATCACAGATGATGTGATCGGATATTTAACAAGTGATGAGGTATTTGATTTATTGGATAAAATCGAGCAATTGGAGAGTGATGGTGAATGATATATGTCAAAATCACCATGTAAGGATTGCGAGTTTAGAGAAGTTGGATGTCATGGCAAATGTGATGCCTATATCCAATATAGCGGATATATCGCAGCACAACGAGTTATCAAGAACCTTGATGGCGATATGGTCGCATATATGAAACATAAAGATGGGCGGATTGCTCGAAGGTTTAAATACAGAAAATTGTACTAGAGGGGGTATATGAAATTGGAATATGTTGGCAATTGGTTGGCTCTTGGTGCTTGCATATATGGCCGAAAAAATTCGGATGAGGCATTGAAAGAGTTAGGACTAAGAAAACCACATAAAAGACGATTAAGCCGCACAGATATTGATATAAACGAATTAGTTCGCTTACGGAATGAGGGTTTAACTATACGAGCAATAGCAGCCAAGTGTGGAGCATCATTCTGTGCTGTGAGAAAGCGGCTATTAAACACAGGGATGAAATTGGAAAGGTTAAAAATGAAAGGATGATTATATGAAAGATTTGGCAGCGGTTTTATGTGTGATAGCTGTGATTATATCTCTAATTGCATTTGCATCGATGTGCATAGCGATTATGTTGTGGTTGATAGGTTTGTTTGGGGTTGGATTTGAGGCTGTGTGCCGGTCATTCTCTGTGATGGTGATTTCCGGTGCTGTAGCTGTTGCATCTAGCGTGATGATTGGATGTGATGCGTGATTATGAGTGAAAAAACATTAGATTTGCAATCGTTAAGGTTTGCACTAACTATCGTTATGGGGAATGATATTGTGGTTCCGGAGTGTGATTTTACTATCAACCCTTTAGACAGATATCCGAGAGTTGACGGATATATATGGAGTTACAAAGGGAATCATGTAAGAGTTGATTTATCTTTCGTTGCCAATGCAACAAGAATGATAATGGGGCAGCTTGATGAAGGTGTGGAACATACAAGATTATATGTGAAACACGAATTATACAAATTGATTAGTAAGCAGAGGAGAGAAGGTGATGCGTGATGCCGAGTGTTAGTGATTTGGAGAAATATGGTATCGAAGAGTTCATGATCAGAGATATTCCTATCGGTAGGCCTGAACTGACTTTGACTTGCATTGATGGAATAGACAATGACCGATTAAAGGTCGCTGTGGAGTATGCCAAGATGATAGCCGATGAAAGGTATTATCGCACGTTTATCAGATTAAAAGAGCGTGATATATACAGAGTGTTCGAGGCAAGTGATATTATCTCCATCATATATGTAAATAATCCTATCCCTCATCTAAGAAAAGTTGAGAGATTGCTGCAAGTACATTTGAAATAGGGGTGATATAAATGCCAAATTGGTGTGAAGGTTGGGTTAAGTTTAGAGGTCCAAAAGAAAATTTAATAAAGTTTATTCAATCGGAGTTCAATGGAGCACATCCGGTGTTTGTTGAGAGATTCGATGAATTAATTCCAAATATTTTAGCAAGGTCTACCATCTTAAAATCATTGAAAAAAGCATATATTAGTGATAATGATCTTACTGATTCGAATGGTGGCATCTATTTGAATGATAATGGTATAGGTGTATTTATTGTTAAAATAAACCATGCATGGAATGTTGATAGACAAGGATATCCGGAACTTGCTAAGAAATACAAGTTGGATATCAGAGGGAAATGTTACGAGTGCTTAATGAATTTCGCAGAAGAGTTTGAATATAACTCAAATGGCGATGAAGTTATTTACAAGGTGCATGAATTTGAAGATTACATATGGGAATGTGAATGCCCAACACTAGGGGGTTAGTATGATATCAAATAGAGAAGGCAGAGAGTGGCTGCTTAAACAACTACACGATAAGGGAATCAAATATATAGTTTATCTCGGAGATATATTTGGTTATATAGGTGTGGAGAAAGAACCGGAACAGCGAGATGATGGCTCCACATTATTGCGTGATACATACCATCGACTTGATGCTGTGTCTGACTTGTTACCGGATTTTAACGAATCAAATTATCTTGATATCGGCAAGTATCTAGGTATCACAGATTGGAGCGAGGTCGCTGTTGATACACCTGTATATGTAAAGACACATAACAATTCTGTATGGTGTAAATATCACTTTGCTAAATATGAAGATGGGAAAGTGTATGTTTGGGCGCTAGGAACAACCTCATGGTCAAAAAGCAATGCCCATGTATCATACATACCTGTTGTTGATGCTCGACTAGGGGAGAATGATGAACCATGAATACCACATATGTGCCATATCTTGATTGTGGCTGCGTTGAATGGACTAGGGATAAAGAAATTATAGGTCTTGCGAAAGCTAAAGAGGCCGGACTTAAAATGGCTAAAAGGTGTGGGCGAGATACATTCTATTTGGCTGAGTGTCATCAATGGTTCCCTAATGTTTCAAACGTAAGCAAGGAATTAATCGCAACTATCGAGGAACAGGCGAGAGATGAATTGTGCGACACTAAAGTTGTAAAGCTGATTACACCAAAAGAGCGTGAGGAGTTAGATGCCGGCATGAACCGGTTGGCACTCCAATGGCTGCTCAGAAATGGTCGAGTGCCTGATGGGGTTAGATTGATAAGGGAACTCGAATATAAGGTGAAGAGTAATGGAAGGCCGGTGTTGGTAGGAAGTGAAGAATTTGACTGAACAACAAATCAATGATCACCATAAAATGGTGAATCGAATTAGTACGATGGTTATGATATTTATGCTTATAGCGAGCATCGTGGGTGTATTAGCTATGATATTGCTATTTAGCTATGGTGTGCATCTGATTTGGGGGTGAATGCATGGAATTTTATAAACCACCGGAACCGGAACCATTTAAAATTTCAGATGAAGAATTATCAAAGATTGTGAAGGTGGCAACACAGACAGCAATCGAGGTATATCGAAAGCATAATGAGAATATGTTGGCCAAACGCAATGAGAAGGCGGTCAAGAATACAGTTGTGCTGCTAGAGGGATATGTAGCGATGAAACAGCATTGTATGAATGCAATCGCCAAGAGTGAAGAAACACTCACACCATCAGACTTGCAAGCGGTACTATATGAAGTGTTCAATCGCAAGGGATTCCTTCAAATAGAGTCAATTCTAGCAAGCAAGCGAAGGACTGAACTCATCATCTGCCATATTGATGAGATGATGAAGGTGTACAAGGAATATTGCATCAAAATGGATAGACCATATTATGATTGTGTACATGATAGGTATATCGACAGACTAAGCATATCTGAAATTGCCGAAAAGCGTGGCACGAGCGAAAGGAATGTGTATAATTGGCTAAATGCAGCAACTGAGGATTTAGCGATATACTTTTTTGGAGCCTATGCCTTATAAAAGGTTGTGTGCAATAGAAACCTTTCAAAAAGTGTTCATATACACCTCTTTTGAATAGAGTTATAATGTTATTGGTGATAGGTGAATTACACGTTTCATTTATATCCTCCTTTCTTAACGACACATACTGCGAAGATACCCTGTATCGGTTACAACCGCCGATATGGGGTATTTTTGCGTTCAATTACATATTTCCATGAATGGGGGTGAGTGCATGAGTATGAAAGGGAAGAAGAATCCAAATGCCGGTCGAAAACCTAAATATCAAGATTGGATAGAAGGGGATAACCTTTTGCGATTAGAGGGGTGGTCAAGAGATGGCTTGACTGATGTTCAGCTTGCCCATAATATAGGCATTCACATCGGAACCTTATATGAGTGGAAGAAGAAGTATCCAAAATTTAATGATGCCATTAAAAGAGGCAAGGAAGTAGTTGATATTATAGTTGAAAATGCATTGCTAAAAAGTGCATTAGGATATAGCTATGATGAAGTTACGAAAGTGCGAATCGATGATGAGGCAAGTGGTAAGAGCGAGATTGTGGAAGTGAAGAGGGTAACAAAGGACATGGCTCCAAACCCTACATCCTTAATCTTTTGGCTAAAGAACCGCAAGCCGGAAGTGTGGCGAGATTCTAAGAAGGTCGATGCCAACATTGAAGTGAATAATCCATTTGATGGAATCGATACAGCTGATATAAAGGCGCTGATTGACGATGAATAAACAAAAAATCATACAAGCAGCAAAGAAGGAACTCGCAAGAAGGGAGTTCTTTTATTTTTGCCATTTGATGGCCGGTGATTTCTATCGTAAGGATAGAGCCTATCTCGTGGAGTTGTGTAATGAGTTGCAATCGTTCATAGAGGGCGATGAATATAATGTGCTGATCATGAATATGCCACCTCGACATGGCAAAAGCAGAACAGCACAGATGCTGACAAAGTGGCACATTGGGAATAATCCATCGGCAAAGATTATGACAGGCTCATATAACGAAACACTTTCCAAAATGTTCAGCAAGTCTGTTAGGAACTCTATTCAAGAGGCAAAGGCTGATGACAATATCATGGTATTCTCGGATGTGTTCCCATTCACAAAGGTGGCTGTAGGTGATGCACAGGCTCATTTGTGGAGCATCGAAGGGCAAAATAACTCTTATCTAGCTACATCGCCGACAGGTACTGCAACCGGTTTCGGCTGCTCGCTTATGATTATCGATGACATTATCAAGAATAGTGAAGAGGCCTATAATGCCAACATCAAGGAAGGGCATTGGGATTGGTTCACTAATACGATGCTTTCTCGTTTAGAGGAAGGCGGCAAGATAATTATCATCATGACACGATGGGCATCTGATGACTTGGCCGGAAGGGCAATCGAGCATTTTAAGGATGATCCGTTATTCAAGGCGAAAGTAATCACAATGAAGGCATTGCAAGATGATGGCTCAATGCTATGCGAGGAAGTTTTATCTAAAGCCTCTTACGAATCTAAGGTGAGGGCGATGGGTGAAGATATCGCAAGTGCTAACTATCAGCAAGTGCCTATCGATTTGAAAGGCTGTTTATATCCGCAACTACTCACTTATGATGAGGTGCCTGTGGATATGAATGGCAACCCTGTATTTTCCTGTATTAAGAACTACACAGATACAGCGGACACCGGCAGCGATTATCTATCTAGCATCACATATGGTGTGTATAACAACGAGGCATATGTGTTGGATATCATCTACACAAAGGATTCAATGGAAATCACGGAGCCGGCAGTAGCTGATATGTTATATCGCAATAATGTGAATGTGGCTGATATCGAGTCCAATAATGGTGGGCGAGGGTTCAGCCGAAATGTGCGTGAGATATTGCTCAATAAGTATAACTCAAACAAATGTTCTATAAATGCATTCCATCAAAGTGGCAATAAGATTGCTCGTATTCAATCCAATGCCACATGGGTGATGAATCATATATATTTCCCTCGCAATTGGCGAGATAGATGGCCTCAATTTGCGAGTGATGTAATGAAATACCAAAGGGAAGGTAAGAATGCTCATGATGATGCTCCGGATTCCCTAACAGGTATTGCCGAGAAGATTAATGCACCGCAAATCAAAAGCGGTCGGATTAATATTAATTAGAAAGGGTATTGAATGGCAACAGAATATTCTAATTCAAGACAAGGCGAATATGAACTTCTCCACGATGCATATTATGGGAGTGGTATGTTCGCCAATGGTAGTGCAATCACGGCCCACACTCGTGAGAGTTCACAATCAATTCAGTTTAGACGAAGTATTGCCTACTATCTAAACTACACAGGCCCAATCTTAAATGCCTCTGTAGATCCGATATTCAAGGATGATATCAAAAGGGAATACAACAAATCCCAAATGTTCGAGGAGTTTCTTCACAATGTAGACCGGCAAGGCACTACGCTGCAAGAGTTCGTTCGACAAAATGCCACAATGGCCAAGTTGTATGGTGTAATGTACATCATTGTTGATAACGTGAGCGAGTTCGGTGAAACACTAGCCGATAACTTATCGAGCAGAAATATGCCATATCTCACAGCTGTTGAGCCTAAGAATGTGGCGAACTATGAATTTGATGATAATGGGAAGTTGAAATCCTTCTCTTATACATCGAACCTATTTAATTCTGATGGCTCCAAGATTACAAGGATGCATACATGGACACCTAATTCTTGGGTGATTAAGGAGTTGGGTGGCAAGGTCATTGCGAGTGGTGAACATAACATCGGCAGAATCCCAATCGTTCAATGGTTCGGTAGAGCATCTCGCAAGGTTGATATGTTACCGCCACCGGAGTTCCTATCGATTGCCAAAACAAATGCTCATGTTTATAACTTGGGTTCATTGCTCTCTCAAATACTCTACAATCAAACATTCTCAATCCTCACAATGCCTGTTGACCATAATGGATTGCAAGATATCACAATCGGAACAGATAACTTGCTCGCATATCCTGTGGAATCCTCTAAGGCTCCGGATTTCATTGCTCCGGATAAAGGGCCGGCAGAGGTGCTGATGGCTCAAATCGATAAACTCATCAACGAAATGTATCGGATGAGTGGCATCGACTCTGTAATCGGTGTGCAGCAAGCCAAGAGTGGTGTTGCAAAGCAATGGGATTTCGAGCGTACTAATCAGCGATTATCTGATTTCTCTGTTCAATGTGAAGAGGCTGAGAAGGATATCATTGAACTATACAAATTGTGGAGCAATGATCAAGTGAATTACAAATGCGAATATCCGAGAGATTTCAAGGTAAATGATGTTACTGAAAGCCTAACACAGGCCCAACAGGCGAAAGACCTTGAATTTGAATCCGCTACATTCGATATTGAAATCTTGAAACGAGTTCTTGATAGCTATATGCCAAATCTCGATAAGAAGGTTAAGGACTCCATCATCGGTGAGGCTGAGAAGTCTGCTGCTGAACGAGAGCAAGATAAAGCGAACTCAAAACTCGACCTTGATAATCCTTTAGGTGATGACGATGGCGAAGAAAACAACGAGCCAAACGCTGAATGAGGCACTAGAATCCTTTGAGGTAATGGTTAAGGAATTAATCGAATTAGGATATTCGGTCGATATGGCGGTTCAAACCGCTTATAAGGACTTTCCTATTATGGAGATGCTAGAGGCACCTCTAAAGGCTAATTTGGTGCATAATTTTGAACGTGGGTTCCATAGCGTTCTAATTCCTAATAAGGCAAAGCGAAAGAAGATGCCATATTCAACTAAGGCAATCTCAATGGCGATGCAGAAGGCATGGACTCACGATAAATTGACATTATCTGAGCGGTTACATGGCAAATCACCACAGGTGAGGAGCGATGTAGCTGCTGAGATTAAGAAGGCGATTAAACAAGGCAAGAGCAACATTGAAACTGCAAGGGCAATATTCGATGGATATGGCTATGGTAGTAAGATACCACTCGCCAAATTGCCGGAAGTAATCAATAAAGTAAAATCCATAAAGCGACCTAAATGGAACGATGAGGAAGGTCAACAAGCCTTTGAGCGTACTATTAGGCAAGCAGCAAGGAAAGTTGAGCAGAACACTACACCATCCCTTCGCGCTGCGTATTCGGATGTAATACGAGCGGTTGAGGATGGGAACACAATTGACCTCAACAGGGCGATTCAAGTGGCTGTTCAAGAGAAGGCTCGATATCATGCCGAGCGTATTGCTCGCACAGAGAATGCGAGGGCATATGCTGATGGACAGATGAGCCGATATATGAATGATCCTGATGTAGTAGCTTTGAAATGGAAGTTAGGGAGTAGGCATCCAAGATATGATATCTGTGATTTCTATGCGAACGCAGATTTATATGGACTTGGAAAAGGTGTCTATCCAAAGGATAAATTCCCACGATTGCCGGCACATCCACATTGTATGTGCTTATGCCATCCTGTGTATGATTTCGAGGTAGATATCGATGCTGCACATGAGAATGTCGAAAAAGGCGGTAAGGCCTACATTGATACTCTATCAGAGCAACATCAAGAGCAGTTGTTGGGTGTTGAAGGTCGCAAGTTAGTGGCCAAAGGTAAAACATCATGGACTACATTGGCGAGGGGTTGGGATGATGAACCATTCCAATTGCGTGAACCAAGCAAAAAATCAAATATTTAGACATACAGGCCTATGAGAGCGAACTCATAGGCCTTTTATATTGCCATCAACTAGGGGAGCCGAAAGATGGCGAAATTCATGTTGAAAAGGAGAATGACACATGACTTTAGCAGAATTGTACAGCAAACTTGAAAATCTCGAAGGTGGCAAGGAACTCGTTGAAGGTTTCAAAGGCGAAATATCTCGCATCAACGAGGGTGCCAAAGCTGACCGCCTCAAATTCGAGAAACAGATTACCGATTTAACATCAGCTCGAGATGAGTTAAAGGGTAAGGTTGACGAATACGAGGCACACAAGGGCGATAAGAGTCCGGAGTTCATCGCACTTGAAAAGCAAGTGAAAACGCTCATGGAAAAGAATGAGAAATCCGAGAAGGCTCGCCTTGAAGAGATTGAAAAGCGTACAAATTCCGAGATTAGTGCGCAAACGATTGCAGCACTAACAAAAGCGAATGCAATTGATCCGCAAGAATTAGCAAAACTAATCACACCGCAAATCAAGGTTCAAGACGATGGTTCCTATGGGTGGACAAAGGAAGATGGTTCTATCGGCACAATCGAAGAATGCACTTCCGCATACCTAGAAGGAAAAACATGGGCGGTTAAGTCCAATCAACAAGCCGGAAGTGGTGCGAGCGGTGGTGCAATGGGTGGCAATTCCCAACTCGCTGAAATGTTTAAATTGGCCGGTGTAGAACCGCCAAAAAGCTAATCTATTTTACAAACAATATGAGGTGAATTATGGCTTTAAACACAATTGAGGCAGCAAAGAATTTTCAGACAGTATTAGACCAACAAATGGTAATGGAAGCAGCAACAGGCTTTATGGAAGTAAATGCCGGTGATGTTGTTTATGATGGCGGCGATACAGTAAAAATCCCTACATTGTCCATGCAAGGCTTGGCAGCGTATGACCGAGAAGAAGGTTATAACAAAGGTACTGTTTCCTTATCCTACAAAGATTACAACATGACACAAGACCGTGGTCGACAATTCACATTGGATGCAATGACTGTGAACGAATCCAACTTCGTAGCGAATGCAACAAAAGTGATGGCAGAGTTCCAACGCACTCGTGTAATTCCGGAAGTTGATGCATATCGTATCTCTAAAATCACAGCATTGGCAAAACAGGCCAACAAAGTAACTCAATACAATCCGGCTGAGGCTGATGTATTGAAGAAGTTAGATGCTGACTTGTACAACATCCTTGATATTATTGGCGATGCTAATGATTTGGTCATTCTCATGTCCTACAAAGCACAGCAAATGTTGAATAACAATGAGAAATTCGCAAAACAAGTTGATGTTTCTCAATTCCAACATGGTGCAATTAATACACGAGTAAAAATGTACAACGATATTCCGATTATCAATGTTACATCCGACCGCATGAAATCTGCATTCGTATTCCAAGATGGTAAAACAACAGGCCAAGAGGCCGGTGGTTTCAAGGCCGACACAGCTGCAAAAGGTGTTAACTGGATTATCATGAGCCGCAGAAGTCCAATCGCTGTTTCTAAAACAGACACAATGCGCATCTTTGATCCAATGACATATCAAAAAGCAAACGCATGGGCGATGGATTATCGCAAGTTCCATGATGTTTGGGTTCCAAACGAGCGTTTGGCTGCTGTATGGGCAAATATTGGCGCTTAATAGGGGGTAACTATGGAGAAATATCGCTTAATCCGACTAAACGAAGTTAAATATACCGATGATGATTATGTGCGTGATGCTTTAATCGAACAAGGTTTCGTTTTGGAACCGCTCGAAACAATTGAGCAACCAAATATCGAGGAACCTGTTGAGGAATCCGCTGAGGAACCTGTTGAGGAAGGCAAAAGCACAAAAAAATCCGGTAAAAAATAGATGGATACACGAGGAATCTTTGAGAAACGGCTTACACAGGCCGTGAAGGCTAGTGCCACAGTTGTGCAATCAACTGCGCAAGAAAATCATGGATTCACATCAAGAACAGGGCAATTGGAGAGAGCCATTGATGTGCGACTAATTAGCGATAAGATTGCACAAGTCTATATCGACAATAAAGTTGCACCTTATGGCCCTTTTGTACACGAAGGCACGAAAGAACATGATATATTCCCAAACACCAAGAAGGCACTCCGATGGGTGCCTGTTGGTGGCAATGGGTTCGTGTTCGCTAAGAAGGTACATCACAAGGGAACTGCTGCGGATCCATTCTTGTATGATGCATTAGACCGCTCACAAGATAGAATCCGAGGGATATTCTCCAAAGCTGTGGGTGTAGCACTCAATGATGTTGCTGAGAGCGTGAAAGTAAGCGCTAGCAGAAACAATCTCCATTTTAAATTGTGAGGGGTGTGATGATGCTATATCAATTTCAAGATATGAAGTTCAATGATGAACTGTTAGGCCCTAATGTTCGTGAATCTGACTTTGAGAAGGCAGAATCTTGGCTTTATGTATTGGCTAAACGCTTGGGAGTTCCCAATGATGATGTGGTGCGGTCATTCGTGGTTGATGAATTGGTTACGCTTTATGCTTACAGAGAAGTCGCTATGAATAAGGCTGCATCGCTCATTGGACAATACAATCGTAATGGGCAAGATGATGACTACTATTCCAAGAAATTGCGATATATCAACGATAGAATTGCAAGGATTGAAGGTCAGATGACTGCTGAACAATTGACAGGGCAACCAAGTAAATATGTAGGATATCGCACAATTCCACTCTATAGAGGTGGTTAATATGTGGCTTGAACTACTAAACAAAATTAAATATGCAATTGAATCCTCTGACTTTGGCGGAAGGGTAGAACTTGGGTTCTTAAATCCTATGAATGCCGGAGTCGATGAGCAAGGTCTTATATTGTTAGGTCGAGGCGAAACGCTGCCAATTGATGGCAAAGTTCAAGCGATGCTCAAACAAGAGTTCTATCTCGAAACTTGGATTCGCAGCGATACCGATGATTTTGCTGTTGCTTATGAGGCCATCTGCAAATTGGAGAGTGAAATCGAATCTATATTGATTGATTTCCGTAACAAATGCGGTGAACTCAATGAGGATGTTTGCATATTGCCGGACAGCGGATATCAGATTGTAGATATTCGCTGTACCAATAAGACAGCCGACAATGGTTCTGTAAGGCCATGCATTGGCACACAGTACCGATTTGAGGCTCGAATGTATGATCTAAAACAATCTAATTCTAATGGGGGAATTTACTAATGGCAGAAACAAAACTTTATGTACCTACTGCGACAGATATGCCGACAGCCGGCAAGAATTATTTGTTGTACTTAAATACAGGTACAAACGAAAACACAGGTGCCAAATGGCTTTTATTGGGTGGACAACGTAGTGGCGATTTATCTCGTAAAGCTGACAGCATCGATGCATCTCACAAAGGTTCCGGTGGTTGGAAATCTACGATTGCCGGCTTGAAGGAATGGTCTTTCAGCATCGAAACATTGCT